TACAGAAGTACAAAGTTTAACAAGTGGTACTGCATCTTATAACGATGCGGTTGTAAGGCGTGACAATGCAGAAAAGGTTTTAAATCAATCTTTGCTGGAGCAAACTAAAATTAATGCAACCTATCAAACGCAATTAAGTCAAAACCAATTAGAAATAAATAAATTAACAAACCAATCGAGAGGTTATCAATCTGTTTTAGATGCTCAAAATCGGTCGACAAACGAAAGTATAGATTTATATTCAAGACAACGTGCTGAACTTTCACTACTTCAAAAAGAGCAAAGGGAACTGGGTGCCGAATTAATAAAACTAAAGCAAACTGGCACGAAAGAGGAAATACAAGCCTTAACTTTAAGATTTGATGACGCTTCAAAAAAGGCAAATGATTTAGCGGTTGAACTTCGCAATGTCGATGGTGCTGGTGGAAACTTGACGTCTAATATTGGGAACTATAAAAGTGCATTTCAATCTTTTATAAATGGTAATTTTAAAGAAGGTTTTGAAGGTATAAAATTAGGTTTTTCAAGTATGATAACAGGAATAGCAGTTGGTGTTACTTCTTTTGTTTCTATTATGAAAGGTGCCTATGAAACTTCAAAAAAATTCGAGCAAGGTATAGCTGATTTAAGTGCTATTACAGGAGCAAGCGGAAAGGACTTGGATTACTTAAAAAATGCATCTATAAAATTAGGAGAATCTACAGAGGGTGGTGCAATCGCTGTAGTAGAAGCTTATAAACTTATTGGTTCTGCAAAACCCGAATTATTAGAAAATGTACAATCATTAAATCAAGTTACAGAAGCAACTTTAACTCTTGCAAAAGCCGCTGGAATGGAATTGCCAGAAGCCGCAAAAGGACTTACAGATGCAATGAATCAATTTGGAGCAGATGCAGACAAAGCTGGGGTTTTTGTAGATGCTTTAGCAAATGGTGCAAAATATGGTGCAGCTGAAATTCCACAAACCACAGAAGCATTATTACAATTTGGTGCTATTGCAAGAACATCAAATGTTAGCATTCAAGAATCAGTAGCTTTAATTCAATTATTAGCAGAAAACGGAATAAAAGGAGCAGAAGCTGGTACCGCTTTAAGAAATGTTCTTTTAAAAATTTCCGCACCAGATGCTTTGCCAAAAGAAGCTTTAGGCGTTTTCGAGAAATTTGGAATTTCTATGGAATTTCTAAAAGACAAAACTATTCCAGTTCAAGAAAAGTTAGAAATATTAAAACCATTATTAAAAGACAATGCCGATATAGTAAAAGTATTTGGAAAAGAAAATTCAGTAGCTGCAATAAATATAATTGACCATACAGACAGATTGAAAGATTTGACTTCTAAAATGGGAGAATTTGGGACGGCAGAAGAACAAGCAAGAATAAGAATGAATACTTTAGAAGGCAAAACTAAATTATTATCTTCAACTTATGATAGTTTTGTTTTATCTATTAGCAAAGGAACAGGTGTTGTTTCTAATTTTTTCAAATTCATAATAGATGGAGCTTCCGATGCGTTAAAAAGTTTAATCAGGCTAAATACTTCGTGGGATGATTTATTCGGAAAAGCAAAGTCAGAAGGTGTTGCAGGTGGAGATAAATTATTCAAAAAACAATTTACTAATTTAGCAGGTACAGGAACTGATGCTGAAATTGCACAATCAATAAAATCAGTTGCTGAAAAGAATTATAAAATATATGAAAAACAATATTCTGAAAATGCAAAAAAATTAAATGAATTTAAAAAAAATGCGTTCAAAGCCGCAATAGTTTATGGTGTTTCAGAAGATGACTTAAAAGAAAAAAAAGAGGCACTAACCAAACAATTAAACGAAGAAGCTTCAATTATTAGAAAAGCAAGAGAAAAAATAAATGTAGAACAAAAATCAGTTACAATAACAACAGAAACAAATATTAATAATGAAAGTGCAAGTAAAAAACCAATAGATACAAAAGGGGTTGACGATGCTAAAAAGAAACGGGACGAAGCTCAAAAAGCACTAGAAGATGCACAAAAAAAGGAACTTGAAAGCATTAAGAATTTAGCTGATGAGAAATTAAAATTAGCTCAACAGGAACTTGGAATTTACATTGAAAAAAATAAATCAATTTTAGATGGCGCAAAATATTTGACAAAGGCTTTAGCGGACGAAGAAAAAAAACGTTTAGAAGATATACGTTCAAAAAGTCTTGAAGTTGAGAAACAAGAATTTGATTTGCAAAACAAAAGAGTACAAGCTCAAATTGATGCACTTACAAAAAAACAAAACTTAAATGATGCAGAAAAAAATCAACTTGCAACTTTAAATTTACAAAAAATTGAAATTGAAAATCAATATAATTCCGATGTTCAAAAAATAAACGAAGATACCAATAAGCAAAAAACTGATATTGATGCACGATACTCAAAAGAAAGAATTGAAGCTGAAAAAGTACGCAAGGCGGTTGCTTTTGAAACAGAACTTTTACAACTTGAAGCTAATGGCGCAACAGAAGCTGAAATAAAAACGGCTCAACTCGACCAACAAACGCAATTAGAACTCGATAAATTTATAGAGGGTGCCGATATTAAATTTAGTGCTAAATTACAAAAAGACCAAGAGCAAATGGATATACAAGCCGAAATTGATTTAGCACAAGAGGAGTTACAAAATGAAATTAATTTAGCAAAAGACGAAAATGAAAAAATAAGACTTCAAACTCAATTAGATGCGTTGACTAATATTGAAACAGGTTATAGTCAAAAAACAATTGCTATAAATAATGCTAAAGAACAAGCTAAAAGAACAGATGCAGCTAATACTTTCGGTCAAATATCTAATTTACTAGGTCAAGAAAGTACAATAGGTAAAGCTGCTGCACTTGCTCAAGCTACTTTAAGCGGTATAACGGCAGTTCAAAACGCTTATTCTACGGCTCAAAAGTCACCAATTACAGTTGGATTTCCAGCATATCCACTTGTTCAAGCTGGATTGGCTGGGGCGTTTACGGCATTACAGATTAAAAAAATAGCTGGTTTTTCAGAGGGCGGTTACACAGGAGATGGTGGAAAATATCAACCCGCTGGAATTGTTCACGCTGGGGAGGTTGTATTTAGCCAAGCCGATGTAAAGGCTTTAGGTGGTGCAATGGCGGTTAATAGTATGCGACCAACTGCTAAAGGTAGTTATGCGGGTGGCGGAATAGTTGGTAACGTTTCAAGTTTAGGTTCTATTCAAAGTTCGATCCAAAATGCTGGAATAGATACAGAATTATTAGCAAGTGTTATCGGAGACAAGGTTATGGCTGGTGCAATGGCTGGAACTGAAAACGGAAGTGCGAGAGGAATAAGCGGTTACAATGATAATCAAGAAATAATTTCAAAAAGTAAATTTTAAAATGATAAAACAATTAATTGATTTAAAAAAACGTTTGGGAGAAAATCCCGAACTAAAACCTATTTATTTTGGTTTGCTAAATTTTTATACCAACAATAAAACAGCAAAAGAATTAGCAAAAAAAAGATATTTTGAAAATTGTAAAAAATGTATTAATTTTGTCGATGAAGAAAATGATTTATTGAAAATTGAAGATAAAGAAATACAGCAACTTTCAAATAAGAAGTGTAACCTTTGTGGGTGCGTTGCCAGCTACAAATTACGTCAATCAATAAAAAAATGTGAACTATGGCAAAAGTAGTTGATGTATTAAACACAAATGCAGAAATCCTTTTTAGACTTCGTAAATGTGGGGTTGTAAACATTGAAAGCCTTACAGACCAATATTCTGTCTATCAAATTTATTTAGGTTTTGACAAAGTTAAAGAAAAAATGGTACGATATTCGATGACAGCAGAGAAAGCAAAAGTATCATTACAAAGTGTAATGAAAATAATTAAACTAATGGAAAAACAAATATGAAAAGACTAATTTTAATTTTATCGGTAGCATTATTTTTAAGTTGCTCAAATGATGACAGCTCAAATGATGAAAACAGTTGCAATTGTCAGAAATTGTATCAAGCACGGACAATTGTTTTTAATCCCTCGACTGGAGATGTGATTTCCAATAGTGGTTGGTATCCTATGGGTATAGGTAGTGAAAGCACAAATATTTCTGATTGCTCAAGAAATGGCGATGTAGTTTTTACTTTTACACAAAACACATCAAATTCCATTACTAATTTTAGACATATTTTGGATTGCAAATAATTGTTTAAAAAAAAAAAAAAATAATTAATATTTAATTTGGAATTAATAAATTAAATATTGTATATTTGTACCCTTCAAAACAAGGGGGTGAGAAACCTTGATTTGATCAAAAGTTTCTTCTCTTTTGTAATGCAAAAAGTAATGCCTTTAAGAATCTTCCTCACCCCCAAGTTTTTTAAAGGTTTTTTTGTACCTTCTAATTAACAAAATAGAATTTTATGGACGGGTGTTTAGATGTTGGCATAAAATTTTAATAATTCCCTACCAAGAGACTATATAAGGGAAACAGGAGCACAAAAGACAGAACCTGTATATATAGCAGCAATTATAATGAGCTGAAAGTTGATGTCATTTCAAATGTGATTATAGCACAATTTGAACTCAAGAAGAAGGAAATGGCTCCAAAAAGCAAAAACATTTTTAATTCTGAATGAGAGTGAGAAAGGAAAAATTAACTTTTTCCTAAGAACTCACTTTGCTCAAAAAAGAAAAAAATTTCCAAAAAGCAATTAATATTTTAAACATAATAAAATTATGAATGATTATATAATAACAATATTAATATTAAGTATATTAGTGATATTATTAGGAATAGTTGTGTTTTTACAACAATGGTTGATTATTGAACAAAAAAATTACATAACTGTATTTGAAAAACAATTAAATGAATTTAAAAAAGAATTTTTTAATATAATTAAAAAAGATGAGAAAAAAAATAGTAATATTAGATTATAATACATCAGAAGTACATGTATTTAATTATGATGATAAAAAATATGAAAATGAAGAAGATTTTTTAAAAGATCATTATTCTGAACACGGAAATACGTTTAAAGAAAGTCATTGTTCTTGGATGATTATAGATTTAAAAGAAAATGAAAACAGATTACCAATTTATATACATTAAATAATAAAAATATGAATATAACAATAAATATAGTAGAAGTAGCTACAGAATTAGCAGACCAATATGTAATTAAAGAGTTTGGAGGAAATGAATATGATATGTATAAAAAAGTAAGTGAAGATGAGACAAAATACACAGATAAAGCCCAAGAAGTGTTTAATGTATGGTATGATTATTATTATGACTTTTTAATGATATTCAATATATGAGTATTCGAGGAAAAATAAAAGATGCTACAATAGCAGATGAAACTATAATTAAAACAATAAAGAATTGTCCTATTAAATATGATGATACATCAAGAGTTTTATTGATAGATGCAGATAGTTTATTATACCTATGTACTTATTTCCCTGAAGACTCTATAATGGAGTTTCCAAATGAAGATTATCAAATAGAAGAAGCTAAATTTAGACTGAGAAATAAAATACAAGAAATACAAAATAATGTAGAAGAATGGTTTAATATTAGAAATACATTTTTATTTATTTCAGGAAAAAATAATTTTAGATTTAAACTCTATCCAGAATATAAATCTCATAGAGAAAAAATAATTAAATCTCCATTACTTCCTATATTAAGAAAATATATGATTGAAGAATTAGATGCAATTGAATCTCATGGTGCAGAAGCTGATGATTATGTTATTGAAGCAATGAAAGCATATAATAAATATTGTATTATAAGCTGTATAGACAAGGATGTTTTAATACATGCACCAAATGTACCTATTTATGATTATAGAAGCTATAATGACACATTAGGAGAGTTTAAATACATTACAGAGAAAGAAAGTAGATTGACAAGAGCTTCTCAATTAATTATAGGAGATTCGGCAGATTTTGTTCCAGGGGCAAAAGGACTAGGAAAAGCTTGGTGTATTAAGAATTTACACGAAAATATGACAGATTATCAATTTATAAAAACAATTTTTAAAGGATATTTACATTCTACAAAAAATGATGTTGTAGAAGCTAAAAGACAAATGAAATTGTATTATAAAATATTAAAATTACACACATTAGAAGAAATTAATAAATTTATATAAATATGGAAGAAGAAAAAGAAAAATATTACACACCAGAAATTGAAGATATTTGTATTGGATATGAATATGAAATAACTAATGGCTATGAATGGGTAAAAAAAGTTTTCAGCAAAGAAGACTTGAAATCATTTTTATACGAGAAATTAGAAAATGGTATTATACAAGAACAAATTAGAGTTCCATTTCTAACAAAAGAACAAATTGAACAAGAAGGTTGGGAAAACATTACAAAATCATTTCAAGAACCTGAAATATTTGTAGCAACTCATAATTCTTCCCAATGGAGGCAATTAGTTTATAGATTTTCTGATAAAAAACTTGAAATAATAGAAGTAGATAATAGTTGTATATTTTATGGAGAATGTAAAAGCATAAATGAATTTAGAAAAATCTGTAAACTATTAAACATCAAGTAATGAAACATAAGAAAACAAATACAACAATTTTCTTTATTCCTACATTGAAATTACAGAAAGAATTATTAGAAGAACATAATTTTATAAATGGTTATATTGATGATGAAGATTCATTAAAAGACATATATGATAATTGTGTTCTATTATTATTTAAACCAGAAAATATTGAAAAATTTAGAGAGTATTTAGAAAATGAATATGAAAATAATTCAAATTTAATTACAGATTATAATAAAGAAAATGAATATATAGTATTAGTGTATTCTCTTAATTCTAAATATAAAGATGATTTTGAAATAATTAAACAAGGTAGATATTCTCAAACTTCTAAAGAATTTCAAGAATTGTTCCCCAAAGTTGTTAAACTACAAGTTAATGGTTTTCATAGAGATGAATTAGCATTACAAGTTAGAATTTTTAAAAAGTCTCCAGATTTAGTTGAATTTTGGGAAAAGAAATTAGGAATACAATGGAATGAAAGTTATGAAGTATGGGAAGGATTTGATTTAGAAAAAGAAACATTAAATATAAATAATTTAGAATATTATGAATAATAAAGAAGGAGAAAAATTATTAAATAATTATCCATTGGCTTCAAAAAAAATTAAAGAATGGTTTGAAAAAAAAATGATAGAATCATTTAAAGATAAAGAAGTTCCAGAAGCATTTAAACAAGGAATGCTAGAAGAAGGTGTGTCAAATGAAAGACTTGGTGTAATGATAGATAATCAACCCAGATTTCTATTTGACGTTTTTGATGAAAATGAAATTTTTATTAGTATTTCTTATGTTCCTAAAACATTTCTTATAAGTATTAATGAAAATAATACATTTCCTACAAATTTAAGAAAAGAAGGAGAAATAAGAGCAATAAAAGAAGCTTTTAAATTATTAGAAGAAAAACTAAAACCATTAGAATTTCCTAATTTATGAGAAAAATAACAGAATCAGCTTATAATGCTTTTATAAATAAAAGAAATTTTCAATCTAAAAATACAGAAGTTAAAATTGTTGATAATGAATGTTATTTATATTTATTTGATAATTTAATAGCTAAAACTTTAGAAAATAATTTGTATATTTGTGATGGAGGGTATGGTACCTCAAGAACAACAAAAGAAAGATTATCTAAATTTTCTGAATTAAAAATAGGGTTTATAAAAAATCAATGGTTTATAGAAAATAAAAATTGGGATGGAAAATGGTTAAATTTAACAGAATATGAAAAAATTATTTGAAAAGTATAAAAATTTATTAATCACACATCCTAACTATTCTGGATATGTATGTGGTTATAATGATGTTGTATTTTATTTAGCTCTTGAAAAAAGATATGATTTATCTTATAGAAAACTTCCCAAAGAGGTATTTATTTTAGAAGAATTTAAAGATGCGAAATTTACATACATAGCAGAAAATGAAAACGAAATTGAAAAACAATTTAATATAATAAATAATGGCTAAACAAAAAATAGAAAAAACAGGAATTGATAAATTATTAGCTGATTTAGAAAAAAAATTTGGACTAGAACAACCTAATTTAGATGATAATATAGTTGTAAGTACAGGAAGTTTACAACTTAATAAAGCAATGGGTGTAGGTGGAACTGTATTGGGCAAAATTATTGAGCTATTTGGAGCAGAATCTTCAGGAAAATCAACAACAACTTTACATCAAATAGTAGAGTATCAAAAAGCATTTCCTGAAAGGAAAGTAGCATTATTTGATTATGAAAATGCTTTTGATAAAAAATATGCTAAACAATTAGGGGTTAATATTAAAAAACTATTAATATACCAACCTGAGTCATTAGAAGATGGTTATGATATGTTATTAGCTCTTATAGAAAATGATGTTATTTCTTGTGCTGTTATAGACAGCCAATCTGCTGCTATGCCGAAAGCTATTCTTCAAGGAGATATGGGAGATGCAACAATTGGATTACAAGCCAGATTAAATAGTAAATTTTGTATGAAAGTGAAAGGAATACTTCCAACACACAATTGTTCTTTATTTATTATTTCTCAAACAAGAGATAATATTGGAATGGGGAATTCTGGCCCTGTAACAACAGGAGGAAATGCTATTAAATTTTATGCAGATGTTAGATGGAAAATATGGAAATCTAATGATAAAATAAATGAATTAAATAAAACAACAATTGATGTTGTTAAAAATAAATTAGCAGCTCCTTTTGGTCAAGCTCAAATTAATATTTTATGGGGAGAAGGATTTGACAAAATAGGAGAAATAATTGATTATGCTGTTGAATTTGATTTAATTAAAAAAGGAGGAGCTTGGTTTACATTGGATGAAAATAATAAATTTCAAGGAATTGATAAACTTAAAACCTTTCTTAATTCTAATCCAGAAATACTTGAAGAATTGACTGTAAATGTTATGAATAATATTAATCAGACAGAAATAAACGAAATAGAAGTTATAAACCCAAAAACAATTACTAATTTAAACCTTGAGGAGTAAAGGAAACCTTAATTCATATTATGGATATACAAGCAAATAAAAGAGTAGTAGAAACACTAAAAAAAGATTTATTAGAAAATAGCTCATTAAAAGTTTCTACAAATGATTTAAAAAAAATTACAGTTTCATTGTTCTCTACAATTAAATTTTTAACAGACGATAATGAAAGAGTAATAATTAGGGGATTTGGTACATTTTTAAACAAAAAAACAAAACCAAGAATAGGAAGAAACCCACAAACAAAAGAACTTTTTAACATTAAAGAAAGAACAATCTTAAAATTTAGAGCAAATTAAATAATGGCAAATTATGCAAGTAATGAAGTAAGAATAGCTTTTAATGAAGGAGCTTCTCTTGAAGAGAAACTTTTATTTTTAAAAGATTTTTCAGAAAAATTTTCATACATTCAGATGGACATAGAAGAGGAATGCGATAGTTATATAGTGTGTTTTGAAAGTAGATGGACAGCTCCTATAGATATAATGAATGAATTTTTAAATAATAAAAAATATAATTTAGAAAGTTTTATGGGAGTATCTACAGAATGGGGAAATTTATATTATGAAGCATTTGAATTAACAAATAAAGAGGGATAAATGAAAACCAAAATTAAATTATTAAATAAAAATAGTAAAGTTCCTATAAAAGGAGAACCAAATGCTATGTGTTATGATTGTTTTGCAAATACAATTCATAGAAGACAAGATGGAAAAATATAATTTAAACATTTGGAAAAATAAAAATGAATTGTAAAAAATGTGGAAAAAAGGCAAATTCTGAATTTTGCTTTTTCTGTAAACCAAAAAAACCATTATCTTCTGGTAAGGGTTTATATAATATAAAAATAAATAAAAAAGAAATTGTAAATACTCTTACAGATTTAATTTATGGCAAAGAAATTAAATTAAAAGAATTTTTTATGAAATGTTGGAAAAACAAACCACATTATAGTGAAATAAGTAGGAAGTTTCTAGGAAATTCCTACTCTTCTTTATATCAGCACCATATTTTAAATAAATCTAAATATCCAGAAGCTTGTTTTGATGAAGAAAATATTGTATTTTTGACACCAGAAGAACATG